TTAGTACACAAGTTTTTCTAATTTTTGCTCTAACTCTCTGTCCATTTTCTCTGTTACATGTGTATACACCTTTATAGTCGTTTTTTCATCTGTATGTCCTACTCTTTTCATAATTGCTTTTAACGATATATTCATTTCCGCCAATAAACTTATGTGTGTATGCCTTAGTGTGTGAGTAGTAACTTTTTTATTTATATTTAATGATTCTGCAGCTGAGGACAATCGTTTGTTTATCCTACTGCCTTGCATAGGATTTCCTTGGCAAGTTGTGAATATAAACCCTCTATCAACATAGCTTGGTTCCCATTGTTGCATCTTTTTATTTTCTAACATTATTTTTTTCAATACATTTGCTATCCTTGAATTGATGGCGATTTTTCTTTTTGAACCTGCGGTCTTCGTAGTATCTTTGTGACCAAATCCAGCATTACATTTAATTCTGTGAATAGTGCCATTAATATCGATCGTTTTATTTTTGAGGTCAACATCTTTAACTTGGAGAGCTAATAACTCACCTATGCGCATACCTGTTAAAGCTTGAACTTCTACAGCCCCAGCAACTAAAATACGAGCTCTATACTGCATGTTATTATCGTTCAGTATAAAATCGCGTATCTGTATTACCTGTTCCATCTCTAAATAGTTGTACATTTTCGCTTCTTCTTTTTCTATATCTTCTATCGTCTTACTCTTCTTTGGTAGTGTGACGCTATTTAATATGTGTTCGTTTGGATAATTGTAAAATTTAACGGCGTATTTAATAGCTTCTTTCATATGTCCAAGTTGACGCTTTACCTGATTTGCAGAATATACGTTTGATAATTCGTTAATAAATGTTTGCATGTACTTTGTATCAATTTTGTTTAAAAGTAAATTTTGAGAACTGTTCTTTTTGATGTTTTTGATTCTTGTTTTCAAATTATCAAGCGTCGTTACTTTAAAGCCAGATGTTTTTATATGATATTCAAGCCATTCATCTAATAGCGCGTGAAAAGTCAAAGTTTTTAATTCGCTTGACGACTTGTTGTTCAGTTTTTCTTTTATTTTTTCTTCTAAACGAAACATTGCTTCTTTTTGAGATTGTTTTGTATTCTTGTTCAACACAACACTTACGCGCTTCCATTTATCTGTGTATGGATCTTTGTACTTCTCGTAATATCTGTATTTAGTTTCGTTATTTTTGTTTTTAAATTTTTCAATCCACATGTTTATACCTCCTGAGAGAACGTACGTTCTGTAAATTTGTAAAAAATAATAAGGGTAGGTGGGCTACCCAAAATTTAGTACTAGGTACTAAATGTGATATAATAAAATAAAAAGTAGGTGATATTTTGCAAATTTTACTATTGATAATAACAACTGGGATACCAGGATTTTATACTTACTATGCTCTATCCAATAAGAATTTGGTGTATTTCGATAGTGATAATAAGAAAGTTATTCTCGCTTTCTTTTCTGTAGTTTCTGTTTTTATTTTTTTATTAACTCTTAGTCTGTTTTCAGGACAAAACAACGTAAATCAGCTATTTCAAAAATTAACTTTTACAAAAACATTGTCTGCACTAATAGTAAGTATATTAATAATCATCATATTAACAGAATTCGTGTATACAAAAATTATAGAAATATACAATATTTTTAGTAATCATAACCGTAAAAGTAATAATTTTAAAAAAGTTGAAACGCTACCTGTACATCTATTAAAGTATGAAGATAATAAATATAAAATGTTCATAACTGTAAAAGATTTCGAAGGTAACATAATTGAAAAAGGATTCCTTGATAACTATTCAAGAAAACACAATCGAAATATATTACTTGATACTAGATTTAATGCTAATTACGAAGACTTCAAAACATTGTCTGAATACAATGATTCATATTTAGATTTTGAAAACAAAGTTAAATTAGAATATCTATATATCGATAAGAAAAAATTAATTATTTCTTCTTAGGTTCTTGGATTAAACTTTCAACTTGACCGCTAGTTAATTTTTGATCACTTCCGGACTCGCCATTTCTAATTTCTCCTTTATTCTCGCTCACGTTCTCACCACCATTCAACGTCTACACTTGTAGGCGTTTTTTGATTAGTAAAATCATAATGAATCTTCTTTGGTTAACTTATCTCCATCTATTTTTTGTGAAATAAATTCCAAGTATTTACGCGCATTATGTGACGATAAATCTTTAGGTAACTCATAAGTGAATGGTTGATTACCACTAGTTAAAACTTCATATACTATAGTTTCTTTTTTTATTTTGCAATTAGTTATTTTCATTATAAACTTCCTTTCAAACACTGCTGAAATAGATGTCTTTTATATTAAAGCTCCACATAGGAGCTATTAATCACAATACAACTTTGCCCATTACTTTAATATCACTAAACGAAGCAACTTTGATATCATCATACTTCGGATTTAGAGATACCAAATTAATATAATCTTCACATATATCTACACGTTTAATCAGACTTACTCCATCTAATACAACGAGTGCAATTGTGCCATCTTTAATATAATCTTCTTTCTTAATAAAAGCGTATGTTCCTTGCTTTAACATAGGTTCCATTGAATCGCCGTTAATTAAAATGCAAAAATCAGCATTTGATGGCGCTTCATCTTCTTTGAAAAATACTTCTTCGTGTAATATATCATCGTACAATTCTTCTCCGATACCAGCACCAGTTGCGCCACACGCAATATACGACACTAACTTAGATTCTTTATATTCATCTATAGAAGTGACTTTATTTTGTTCATCTAACTGACTATTCGCGTAGTTGAGTACATTGCTTTGTCTTGGAGGCGTGAGCTGAGATGATATGTTATTAATTTTTGACATCACAGTTTCCTCTTGGCGTTCTTCATCGGGTACGCGATAAGAATTTACATCATATCCCATAAGCCAAGCTTCACCGACATTTAAAGTTTTAGAAAGTAGGTAAATTCTATCTTGGTCAGGAGATTGTACATCGTTAATATATTGAGACAAAGTACTTTTACTTAAAGATATACCTAGTTGCTTTTGATAAGGTTTCGATTTATTAATGATATCTACTTGTTTTAAATTTCTTATTTTCATGATGTGTTTTAGTCTGTTTGAAACTTTTTCTCTCATTTAGTGCACCTCCGTTTGATAACTTTATAATAAACCTTGTTGAACAAAAATTCAATAAAAAAGTTCATAAAACATGAATTTTTGTGTTGACTTAATTCAAAACAAGGTGTAAAGTATAGTTAAGTTCACGATACATGAACTTCAAAGGAGGTGTTTTTTATGTGTTACGACTACTCGCGTTTGAGTGGTAAGATAGTTGAAAAGTATGGCACTCAGTACAATTTCGCTATTGCTATGAAGTTGTCCGAGAGAAGCTTATCCTTAAAACTCAACGGAAAAGTTGGGTGGAAAGATAGCGAAATATGGAAAGCTATACAATTGCTAGGTATACCGGTAGAAAAAATACATTTATATTTTTTTAAAGAAAAAGTTCACGTTTGATGAACTAGAAAGTGGAGGACATCATGGAACAAATCACATTAACCAAAGAAGAGTTGAAGGAAATTATAGCGAAAGAAGTTAGAGAAGCTATAAATGGCAAGAAACCAATCAGTTCAGGTGCAATTTTCAATAAAGTAAGAATCAGTCATAAGGATTTTGATGAAATTAATAAAAAGTTTGCTTATACAGAACGTTTAAGAGGTGCTGACAATCTCGGCTTAGGACATCCATTATCTTTAAAGAAATATCAACACGGAATAGGATGTTATGAAAATTACAAAGCATACGCTAGTGAAATTCATGACCACATTAGAAAACTTACATTATCAGCTTTTGGTGTAACGCTTAATTCGGATTTAAAAGAGAGTGAATACGATGAAGCTAGCAGAATGTATGACATGTTGAAGAACTTTTATTTATATCGTTACCAAAAACGAATTGAAACCTTGTCAATTGAAGATTTCGAATAATAAGGAGGCGCAACAAATGCAAGAAATAAAAAGAGTAGTAAATCCGCAACTTCATAGCATTGAAACAGGTAATAATTTACTTAACAAAGAGCAAAAGTTATTAAAAGATAACTTAAACGCAGAAATTAAAAATACTAAACTTTCATACGCTGAAATAAATGAAGTTCTCTACCTAATTGATAGAGAACAACATTACTTAGCTAATCATCGTCGCTAAGTTGAAATTGGCTAAATAAATCCTTGTCAGCTTTTTCAGAATCAGCAATGTATTTTTCATACTGTTCCTTAGTTCCACCAAGAACATATTCAGTATTGTAATAAGCTTGTCCGTTATCCAAAATCCGAGTCAATTTTGTCCCAACGTGAACAAGCTCCCAACCATCTTTGAGAAGGTTATTAGCAGATTCATTAGCTAAATCATCATCGAAAGACAAAAGATGATAGTAGTTTTTCATAATACCACCTCCTTCCATTAGGAGATAACAAAATTATACACGAAAGGAGCATAAACATTATGCAAGCATTACAAATAATAGAACAGAACGACGCACATTACGTAGATAGTAGAGAAGTTGCGGAAATGGTAGGCAAGGAACATAAAAATTTAATTAGAGATGTTGAAAATTATAGAAGTGTAATTTTGCAAAGCTCAAAGTTGAGCCCTGACGATTACTTCATAGAATCAACTTATTTAGGCGCAAATAATCGTCAGACTAAACACTACCTACTAACCAAAAAAGGATGCGACATAGTAGCAAACAAGATGACAGGCAGTAAAGGGATTTTGTTCACAGCAACTTATGTTGACGCATTCCATAAAATGGATGAACACATTAAACAACAAGCAAAACTTTATGTACCACAAACACCAATGCAAGCATTAGAGATGATGTTCAAAGCGCAAAAAGACCAAGAACAGTTTAACCAACAAATGCAACAAGAAATCACAGGTATTCGTCACATTGTCGGTATCGAAACAAAAAACTGGCGCAATGATACAAACAAAATGTTATCTGCGATTGCGCAACATTTAGGTGGCGGAGCAATGCACCAAAAAGTTAAGTCTGAAGCTTACAAAGTATTAGAAGAAAAAGGACGTTGTAATTTAAAAATCCGTATGCAGAATCGCAAAGGCAAAATGCTAGCGAATGGTGCGACGAAGACACAGATTAACAAGTTGTCAAAATTAGATGTGATTACGGATGAACCTAGATTGATTGAGATTTACATTTCAGTGATTAAGAGTATGGCAATTAAATACGGTGTAGATATTAGCCAGTTTGAAATTTAAAGGAGAATCAGAGATGGAACAAGAACAAAGAGAATTCCTCGCATACATTCATTACATTTTGAATATGGAGATTAGCAATACGTCAGAAACATATACACACACGATCGAAGAAGCAGGCAAAATCGAAACTATAGAAGTCAGTAGAGAACAACACTTAGAAGAGGTTATGAAATGGGCGGCGCAAGAGATTGAAAAACACTTTGATTTAGTGCCTGAACCAGAGGATTAATAACCATAATCTGCCAACAATCGAACAAACATCTTAATAGGAGGAACAACAAATGTTACAAAAATTTAGAATTGCGAAAGAAAGAAATAAATTAAAACTCAAATTACTAAAGCATGCTAGTTACTGTTTAGAAAGAAACAACAACCCTGAACTGTTGCGAGCAGTTGCAGAGTTGTTAAAGAAGGTTAACTAAATTAGACCTTATTATTACTTTTTAGAATGTGAACAATAGGTCGATAAAAAACTTAATAAACAAACTATAGCAACTATCAATGAATTTTGAATATGTAAATCGTTCTCGTTTATATAGTTTGTTACAAAGATTTGAATGTCAGCACCCGCCGCAATGCCATTAGACCATCTTATTAACTGTTTGAAAGGATGTGGAAAATCATTTTTGATACGATTGACAAATTTATCGTTTCTTTTATAGGTACCTTGCTCATTTATTGGATAGGTCGAATTGATGGCTTCAGCCAAAGTAGAGATAGCAGTTGGATTGATATAAAAATCTCTAATGGTCTGTTGTGCTTGAAGCACTATCTCATCATCAAACCTATAGAGTTCCTTAAAAGATTTTATCGCATCTTCAGAAAATAAATTTCTTTGAAATGTTAGAGAAGAAAAAGAATTACGCAAATTAAAATTCATTTCAATTAAGTTGTTTAGATGAAAGTCTACTTTGAAGTTAGAAAATAAATTTAAGTTATTTTTATTAATTATATCTAATTGGTACTTAAGTTTTAAAGACTGTTTAATTGCCATGCTTCTAGAAATTTCAACATTATTAATTGCGTTATTAATAGATAAACGAACATTTTTTAAAGGATCAATATACACCAATATCACCTCCTTAGGTTGATAACAATATTATACACGAAAGGAGATGTAACAAATGAGTGAACCAATCAAAGAAAAGTTAGAACTACTAATTCTTAAAACACTTAAACATAAAGAAAATTCAACATCTATCATCAGTAATGACGAGTTAGAAAAGCTATTTAATATGTATAAATATTTAAATGAGCCTAATCAAAAAAGGGTTTGGATAGTAGATTTAATCCCATGCGTAGCTTTGATTTGTGCAACTAGCATTCTAGTAACGCTTTTATTACTAGTGATGCAATTGCTATAGAAATACTGATGATTGTACCAAGAATCCATCTAATCCAGCTGTTACGCGCGGAAAAATAAACATCTTTACCTTTAGATGTTATAGACACGTAACCACTGTATTTCATATACAGAATCGAGAATGAAGAATCTTCAAAAATTTCGAGGTCGTTCTCAACTTGAGTAATCCATTCTTTGCGAAGCATGTATTCAAAGTCTTTATGCTGATCAGATAGTTTTATTTTTTCTTTGCTACAGGCTTTATGTAGTACTAAAAAAGTTGAGATATTCACACACATCACCTCCTTAGGTTGATAACTAAATTATACACGAAAAGAGATGTAACAAATGAACATTCAAAAAGTAATGAAATTAATATTGAAAAAAATTCATGAGATGAGGGAGATTTTAAAAAAGTTCAACAAAAATATCAGACACAAAGATCTAATTGTCATCAAAGTGAAAGATGAAAACAGCGTTCCATTAGTCATTTATAAAGGTGGAGAGCTGAAGAGCAAACGAGTAGTTAAATTTTTATGGGTAACTAGAAACGGAAATTACGAAGGTGGTTACGACATAAACATAGAGCATTATGCAAAGAGTGAAAAAGGCAGACCCGGTAGATATGAAAAATCAGGATTTAGAAGTTTGTTTTTTAAGGAGGATTCACAGTGAACAAATTGTGTAAAACAACCCTCCTCATCACAATGGCAGTTGTGACGTGGAAGGTTTGGAAGATTGAGAAGCACACTAGAAAACCTGTGATTAGTAGCAGGGCGTTGAGTGACTATCTAAACAACAAATCTTTAACCATACCGAAAGATGCTGAAAATTCTACTGAATCTGCTCGTCGCCTTTTGAAGTTCGCCGAACAAACTATTAGCAAATAACAACATTATACACGAAAGGAAAGATAGAAATGCCAAAAATCATAGTACCACCAACACCAGAAAACACATATAGAGGCGAAGAAAAATTTGTGAAAAAGTTATACGCAACACCTACACAAATCCATCAATTGTTTGGAGTATGTAGAAGTACAGTATACAACTGGTTGAAATATTACCGCAAAGATAATTTAGGTGTAGAAAATTTATACATTGATTATTCACCAACAGGCACTCTGATTAATATTTCTAAATTGGAAGAGTATTTGATCAGAAAGCATAAAAAATGGTATTAGGAGGATATTAAATGAGCGACACATATAAAAGCTACCTAGTAGCAGTGCTATGCTTCACAGTCTTAGCAATTGTACTTATGCCGTTTCTATACTTCACTACAGCATGGTCAATTGCGGGATTCGCAAGTATCGCAACATTCATATTCTATAAGGAATACTTTTATGACAACAAGGGAGAATGAAAAGATGTCAGATAAAGACTTGATGGAAGAAGTTGACAAGAGAAGGAAAGAAAAAGATTTAACGGTGAGAGAAATAGGATATTTGCTAGGTTTCTCTGATACTTATTTTATTAAGTTAAGAAATGGTTCAAGAAGAATTACTGATCGGAAGAGAGATAGAATTAATCGTTATTTAAACGGTGAATACGACAATGTAAAAATTCCTAAATATTCAAGAGATTCTGAACAAGTAGCATATGACAAGGGATATAAACAAGCTTTAAAAGATTTAGAAGAATTTGTAAATAATAAAAAAACTGCTACTTGCGACAACAAGTAACAGTATCAAGCACTTAAGAAAAATTTCAAGTTAAATATAAAACGAAAAATGGAGGAAGTCAAGATGTATTACGAAATAGGCGATATCATACGCAAAAATATTCATGTTAACGGATTCGATTTTAAGCTATGCATTTTAAAAGGTCATATGGGCATATCAATACAAGTTAAAGATATGAACAACATACCAATTAAACATGCTTATGTCGTAGATGAGAATGACTTAGATATGGCATCAGACTTATTTAACCAAGCGATAGATGAATGGATTGAAGAGAACACAGATGAACAGGACAGACTAATTAACTTAGTCATGAAATGGTAGAGGGGGATTAACTAATGGCTAATCTATATGAGCTATCAGAAGCATTTAAAGAGATGTCTAATCAAGATGAATTAGATCCAACATTGCTAAAAGATACATTAGATTCTATCAAAGCAGAAATGAACGTCAAAGTAGATAACATTGTCAATTGGAGACGTGAAACTTTAGGTGACATAGATGTCATAGATAAAGAAATTAAGAGACTTCAAAATTTAAAAAAACAAAAACAAAATTTAACTGATCGTTTAAGAGATTACTTAAAAGAGATGTTAGAAACACAGGAAGTAGATAGTTACCGCACAGCTACTAATCATATTTACAAGCGCAAAAACGGGGCTAGTAAAAATATTATCGATGAAAAACTTATTCCAAAGGATTATTGGCTATCACAAGCGCCAAAGCTTAATTCTAAGCAACTAATCGATGATTTGAAAGCTGGCAAAGATATTCCGGGCGCTGAATTAAAGGTAACGGAAAGTTTGGTGATTAAGTGATGAGTGAGGAACAAGACATTTTACAAGAACTAGGTATTGAAGAAATTAACGAAGATACTCAGAACTATTATTCAATTATGGTATATGGCAAATCAGGAACCGGAAAGACGACTTTAGCCACTAGAGAAAACAACGCTTTTATTATCGATATTCACGAAGATGGTACTCAAGTAACGCGACAAGGTTTTGTGAAGAGAGTCGACAATTACATTGCTTTTAGAAACACAATTGCGAGTATTGAATCGATTGTAAATACAGCTAGACAAAGAGGAAAGTTACTTGATGTGGTTGTAATTGAAACAGCTCAAAAATTAAGAGATATAACGCTAACTCATGTAATGAATACACATCAAGTCAAAAAAGCGAGAATACAAGATTATGGGGAAACATCTAAATTAATCGTTAACTCGATTAGGCACCTATTAAAGGTTAAAGATAAGCTCGGATTTCACGTTGTACTTACAGGACATGAAGGGCTTAACTCAGAAGATAAAGATGAGAACGGAAAAATTATTAACCCTAGAATATCAATTGAAGTACAACCGGCAATACACAATAGCTTAGTAACTCAGTTCGACATTATAGGACATACATTTATAGAAGATCATACAGATGAGGACGGAAACGCGACACACGACTATGTATTTTCTGTAGAACCTTCTAATTTATATACAACTAAAGTTAGGCATAATCCGCAAATAACAATCAATAATCCAGGTATTAAAAATGCTTCAATTTCAAAAATTATAGATATGGCACAAAACGGAAACTAATAAAAAACTAAAAAGGACGGTAATTAATTATGAACTTCAATTTAAATTTACAAGGCGCACAAGAATTAGGAAATTATATGCAACCAGGATCATACAGTGTAAAAATCAAAAACTTCGAAAGTAAAAATTCGAAAAACGGACATCCACAATTTGCAATCACGTTTATTCATAAAGAAGAAGGCGAATTCACTCACTATGCAAACGGTGATACTTCAAACGACTTCGCCAAAAACTGGTTATACACATTCTTGAAGGCAATTGGCATTAATGACAATAATGGTCAATTTAACTTTACTGAACGAGATGTAATAGGTAAACCAATCAATATTGAGTTAGAACGAAAACATAACGATTATACAGATAAATGGAATACGGTTTTAAAAAGGTTTTGGAAATTTGAAGGTACAGCAGTTTATGAAAAAGTTGGAATTAAAGAAAACGAAAAAAACGATAACAATGAGAGTTCTAACAACTCTAATGTGAATAATAATCCGTTTGAAAATACTAATAATTCTATTGATATATCTGATGACGATTTGCCTTTCTAGGGTGTGATTAAGTGGCGCAAATTATCAAATACCAACAAAGTAACAATGGTTTATATGATGTAGTTGTTACCGGTATAGAGATACCTGAACAAGCTATCAAGATATTAGATTTGAACCAGCCAATTGATGTTGATTGCTCAGTGGTAGATCCAAATTCTATCACTGGCAAGCAACGCAAATTGATATTCGCATTGTGTAACGATATAGAAGCTCATACAGGACAACCTCGAGATTATATGAGGCAAATGTTCCAAGATTATGTGAAGTTTCTGTATGGCTATGAAGAACGCATATCTTTATCAAATTGTTCTCGAACTATAGCTAAGCAAATTATAGATGCGATGTTTGAGTGGATTTTTACAAATGCGATTCCATTAAATTATAAAACAAGCAAATTGATGAAAGAAGATAAAAATTATCTTTATTGGGCAACTGTTACGCGTCATTGCATTATATGCGGAAAGCCTCACGCAGACCTAGCACATTATGAAACAGTCGGCAGAGGCATGAACAGAAATAAGATGAATCACTATGACAAACATGTATTAGCGTTATGTCGCGAACATCATAACCAGCAACATGCGATTGGCGTTAAGTCGTTTGATGATAAATATCACTTGCATGACTCGTGGATAAAAGTTGATGAGAGGCTCAATAAAATGCTGAAAGGAGAGAAAAAGGAATGAATAGACTAAGAATAATAAAAATAGCACTCCTAATCGTCATCTTGGCGGAAGAGATTAGAAGCGCTAAAAAAATTAAAAAATTTACCCCTGAGGATTCTAAAGGTTTTCCTGATATAACAAAAGATTCAATAAAAGAACCTAAATAAAAATATTATGGTTGATAAAATCCCATTGTTCTTTTGTTAACCACCCTTGTTTGTTATTGACTATTTCTGTAACAAACAGCTTATCTCCAGAATCGAGATAAGGTTTCAACTTTTCTATCATTTCTGAAGTTGATAAAGAAGAACGGAATAAAAATGAAGATTTCCAATAATTGCAATGACCATTAGAAATTTCCTTTTTTATAACATTTCTCAATTCCTCATATTTTTGTCCGGGTGAGTTTAAATCATATGTTAACATATAAGGTTTTTCCATATTTTATTCACCCCCAATCTAACGCAGTAGCGATAACAAAATTATACCAGAAAGGAGATAACGAAATGGCAACATTTAGAGTTTACAAAGAATCAGGTAACTTTGTCACAGTACACAAAGATTTTATACATGATTCTAATATAAGTTGGAAGGCTAAAGGTATTCTACTTTATTTGTTAAGTCGACCTGATAACTGGCAAATTTACGAAACAGAACTAGAGCAACATTCAACTGATGGACTTAGCGGTTTAAAGAGTGGAATCAAGGAACTGGAAGAAATTGGATACATTCAACGTAGTAGAAAACGTGATAAAAGTGGTAGGTTAAATGGTTATGAGTACTTAGTATATGAGCAACCGCACCACATTCGATTTTCCAACGTTGGAAAAACCGTTAACGGTAAAACCAACAATGGAAAAACCGTTAATGGTAAATCGCATACTACTAATAATAATAGTACTAATAATGATTTAACTAATAATAACAATACTAATAATGAAGGAAGTATATTGTCGGGCAACCCGACGGTGTCTTCCATTCCCTATAAAGAAATTATCGAATACTTAAATAAAAAAGCAGGAAAGCATTTTAAACATAATACAGCTAAAACAAAAGATTTTATTAAAGCAAGATGGAATCAAGATTTTAGGTTGGAGGATTTTAAAAAGGTGATTGATATCAAAACAGCTGAATGGTTAAACACGGATAGCGATAAATACCTTAGACCAGAAACACTTTTTGGCAGTAAATTTGAGGGGTACCTCAATCAAAAAATACAACCAACTGGCACGGATCAATTGGAACGCATGAAGTACGACGAAAGTTATTGGGATTAGGGGGATATTATGAAACCACTATTCAGCGAAAAGATAAACGAAAGCTTGAAAAAATATCAACCTACTCATGTCGAAAAAGGATTGAAATGTGAGAGATGTGGAAGTGAATACGACTTATATAAGTTTGCTCCTACTAAAAAACACCCGAATGGTTACGAGTATAAAGACGGTTGCAAATGTGAAATCTATGAGGAATATAAGCGAAACAAGCAACGGAAGATAAACAACATATTCAATCAATCAAACGTTAATCCGTCTTTAAGAGATGCAACAGTCAAAAACTACAAGCCACAAAATGAAAAACAAGTACACGCTAAACAAACAGCAATAGAGTACGTACAAGGCTTCTCTACAAAAGAACCAAAATCATTAATATTGCAAGGTTCATACGGAACTGGTAAAAGCCACCTAGCATACGCTATCGCAAAAGCAGTCAAAGCTAAAGGGCATACGGTTGCTTTTATGCACATACCAATGTTGATGGATCGTATCAAAGCGACATACAACAAAAATGCAGTAGAGACTACAGACGAGTTAGTCAGATTGTTAAGCGATATTGATTTACTTGTACTAGATGATATGGGTGTAGAGAACACAGAACATACTTTAAACAAACTTTTCAGCATTGTTGATAACAGAGTAGGTAAAAACAACATCTTTACAACTAACTTTAGTGATAAAGAACTAAATCAAAATATGAACTGGCAACGTATCAATTCAAGAATGAAACACAATGCAAGAAAAGTAAGAGTAATCGGAGACGATTTCAGGGAGCGAGACGCATGGTAACCAAAGAATTTTTGAAAATTAAACTTGAGTGTTCAGATATGTACGCTCAGAAACTCATAGACGAGGCACAGGGCGATGAAAATAAGTTATATGACCTATTTATCCAAAAACTTGCAGAACGTCACACACGCCCCGCTATCGTCGAATATTAAGGAGTGTTAAAAATGCCGAAAGAAAAATATTACTTATACCGAGAAGATGGCACAGAAGATATTAAGGTTATCAAACATGAAGACAACGTAAATGAAGTTTATTCGCTCACAGGAGCCCATTTCAGCGACGAAAAGAAAATCATGGCTGATAGTGACCTAAAACGATTTAAAGGCGCTCACGGTCTTTTATATGAGCAAGAGCTAGGATTACAAGCAACGATATTTGATATTTAGAGGTGGCACAATGAGTAAATACAACGCTAAGAAAGTTGAGTACAAAGGAATTGTATTTGATAGCAAAGTAGAGTGCGAATATTACCAATATTTAGAAAGTAATATGAATGGCACTAACTATGATCGTATCGAAATACAACCGAAATTTGAATTACAACCTAAATTCGGGAAACAAAGATCGATTACGTATATAGCCGATTTCTCTTTGTGGAAGGAAGGGAAACTGGTTGAAGTTATAGACGTTAAAGGTAAGGCGACTGAAGTTGCCAACATCAAAGCGAAGATATTCAGATATCAGTATAGAGATGTGAATTTAACGTGGATATGTAAAGCGCCTAAGTACACAGGCAAAACATGGATTACTTACGAGGAATTAATTAAAGCAAGACGAGAACGCAAAAGAGAAATGAAGTGATCTAATGCAACAACAAGCATATATAAACGCAACGATTGATATAAGAATACCTACAGAAGTTGAATATAAGCATTTTGGTGATGTGGATAACGAAAAAGATGCGCTGGCAGATTACTTATATAACAATCCTAACGAAATACTAGAGTATGACAATTTAAAAATTAGAAACGTAAATATAGAGGTGGAATAAATGGCAAGAATTACCAAAGAAACAAAAACTGTAAGCGACGGTTATTCAAGAGAAGACCGAGAAACGACATTGAACTATGATTACGAAAATCAAGAATGGATTGCTTACTCATCGGTACCGACACATATTACTAGAATGACAAAGTTGTACGGCGATGATGTAGAGGTATTGGAACGATTAGAATCTGGGACTGCGGTATTGGTTAGGGCGAAACTACCTAAAAGCGCAATAGGTTTTAGAAAATTAATGTCTGAAGAGCGACGACAAGAATTATCTGAGAGAGCAAAAAGAGCTTTTGGTCATTAGTGCTCGTGAATATAGGGCGAAAAACGACCAAAAAGACACACTAATACTTTTTAGGATAAATAACATCCGGAGAAAAAAACATGAGCTTTAAAAATTTTAACACAGGATAAATACAGAGGTGGAATAAATGAGTATCGTAAAGATTAACGGTAAACCATATAAATTTACCGAACATGAAAATGAATTGATAAAAAAGAATGGTTTAACTCCAGGAATGGTTGCAAAAAGAGTACGAGGTGGCTGGGCGTTGTTAGAAGCCTTACATGCACCTTATGGTATGCGCTTAGCTGAGTATAAAGAAATTGTGTTATCCAAAATCATGGAGCGAGAGAGCAAAGAACGTGAAATGGCTAGGCAACGACGTAAAGAGGCTGAGCTAAGAAGAAAGAAGCCACATTTGTTTAATGTGCCACAAGTGCATCCAAGAGGACGTTATGCGTGCTACCCGATGGAAAACGACATATTCGTGAAAGTTAAGAAGTAGATCATGACAGATAATGCACGCAAAGAATACTTAAACCAATTTTTCGGCTCTAAGAGATATTTGTATCAGGATAACGAACGAGTGGCACATATCCATGTAGTGAATGGCACTTATTACTTTCACGGGCATATCGTACCAGGCTGGCAAGGCGTGAAAAAGACGTTTGATACAGCCGAAGAGCTAGAAATATATATAAAGCAACATGGTTTGGAATACGAGAAACAGAAGCAACTAACTTTATTTTAGAGGAGATGGAAATGATGAATAACCGCGAACAAATTGAACAATCAATTATCAGTGCTAGTGCCTATAACGGTAATGACACAGAGGGATTACTAAAAGAGGTTGAAGACGTGTATAAGAAAGCGCAAGCGTTTGATGAAATACTTGAGGGTTTACCTAATGCTATGCAAGATGCACTCAAAGAAGATATTTATCTTGATGAAGCAGTAGGGATTATGACGGGTCAAGTTGTCTATAAATATGAGGAGGAGCAGGAAAATGACTAACACATTAACAATTGATCAGTTACAAGAGTTATTACAAATACAAAAGGAGTTCGACGATAGAATACCAACTAGAAATTTAAATGACACAGTAGCTAGTATGATTATTGAATTTGTAGAGTGGATTAACACACTTGAGTTTTTTAAAAATTGGAAGAAACAACCAGGTAAGCCACTAGATACACAATTAGATGAGATTGCTGATTACTTAGCTTTCAGTTTGCAATTAACTTTGACTATTGTTGATGAAGAAGATTTGGAAGAAACTACTGAGGTTATGGTTGATTTGATTGAAAATGAAGTTACTTTACCTAAACTACATTCAGTTTATTTTGTTCATGTAATGCATACACTAACAGAACAATTTGTAAAAGGTATTGATAATAGCATTGTACAAGTTTTAATAATGCCGTTTTTGTACGCCAATACTTACTATTCTATCGACCAACTCATTGACGCATACAAAAAGAAAATGAAAAGGAATCATGAAAGACAAGATGGAACAGCAGACGCAGGAAAAGGATACGTGTAAAGACATCTTAGATCGAGTCAAGGAGGTTTTGGGGAAGTGAGAGAACGCACTAAAATTATATATCGTGGTTGGAACAAGGAGATATTTATTTTACAGGGTAAAAATATGAATGTTATTGGTTTGCGCCAAATATTTGATGAACTCAAAAGATTGTACGAAGGTTATAAAATCGTTGTTATTCCAATAGAAGTTGATTTTGAAATCAAATAAATAGGAGTGATGAGAAGTGACACAATACTTAGTCACAACATTCAAAGATTCAACAGGACAACCACATGAACATTTTACTGCTGTTAGAGATAATCAGACGTTTACAGTTGTTGAGGCAGAGAGTAAAGAAGAAGCGAAAGAGAAGTACGAGGCGCGGAACGTGCCAGTTGATGGAGCAACCAACTTAAACGATATCAAATCAAATATTGGTATCTTTCATGTTGAAAAAGTCGAACCAAACGAGGGTATGGTGGACATTAACATTGAGACAATGAAACCATTCGAGGAGGCAGATGATGATTAACATACCTAAAATGAAATTCCCGAAAAAGTACACTGAAATAATCAAAAAATATAAAAATAAAACACCTGAAGAAAAAGCTAAGATTGAAAATGATTTTATTAAAGATATTAATGATAAAGACAGTGAATTTTACAGTCCTATGATGGCTAATATGAATGAACATGAACTAAGGGCTATGTTAAGAATGATGCCTAGTTTAATTGATACTGGAGATGACAATGATGATTAAAAAACTTAAAAATATGGATTGGTTCGATATCTTTATTGCTGGAATACTGCGATTATTCGGCGTAATCGCACTGATGCTTGTTGTCATATCGCCTATCTATACAGTGGCTAGTTACCAAAACAAAGAAGTACATCAAGGGACAATTACAGATAAATATAACAAGAGACAAGATAAAGAAGACAAGTTCTATATTGTATTAGACAACAAGCAAGTCATTGAAAACTCTGACTTATTATTCAAAAAGAAATTTGATAGCGCAGACATACAAGCTAGGTTAAAAGTAGGCGATAAAGTAAAAGTTAAAACGATTGGTTATAGAATACACTTTTTAAATTTATATCCAGTCTTATACGAAGTGAAGAAGGTAGGTAAATGATGGTTAAACAAATATTAAGACTATTATTCTTATTAGCAATGTATGAGCTAGGTAAGTATGTAACTGAGCAAGTATATATTATGATGACGGCTAATGATGATGTAGAGGCGCCGAGTGATTACGTCTTTCGAGCGGAGGTGAGTGAATAATGAGAATATTTATTTATGATTTGATCGTTTTGCTGTTTGCTTTCTTAATATCCATATATATTATTGATGATGGAGTGATAATAAATGCATTAGGAATTTTTGGTATGTATAAAATTATAGATTCCTTTTCAGAAAATATTATAAAGAGGTAGATAAAAATGAACGAGCAAATAATAGGAAGCATATATACTTTAGCAGGAGGTGTTGTGCTTTATTCAGTTAAAGAGATTTTTAGGTATTTTACAGATTCTAACTTACAACGTAAAAAAATCAATTTAGAACAAATATATCCGATATATTTAGATTGTTTTAAAAAGGCTAAAAAGATGATTGGAGCTTATATTATTCCAACAGAACAGCATGAATTTTTAGATTTTTTTGATATTGAAGTCTTTAATAATTTAGATAAGCAAAGTAAAAAAGCGTATGAAAATGTTATTGGATTTAGACAAATGATTAATTTATCAAATAGAGTTAAGGCAATGGAAGATTTTAAGATGAGTTTCAACAATGAATTTAGTACAAATCAGATTTTTTTTAATCCTTCTTTTGTTATGGAAACAATTGCTATTATAAATGAATATCAAAAAGATATATCTTATTTAAAAAATATAATTAATAAAATGAATGAAAATAGAGCTTATAATCATATTGATAGTTTTATCACTTCAGAGTACCGACGAAAAATAAACGATTATAATCTTTATCTTGATAAATTTGAAGAACAGTTTAGTCAAAAGTTTAAAATAAACAGAACTTCGATAAAAGAAAGAATTATTATTAATTTAAACAAGAGGAGATTTAAATGATGTGGATTACTATGACTATTGTATTTGCTATATTGCTATTAGTTTGTATCAGTATTAATAGTGATCGTGCA